TTTTGCTTGATTTCCATTTACAGTTATTTCATAATCATACTTAATCAAGTTAACATCCCCTTTCTATTTACTATTTAGCTTATTTTCTAATTCTTCTACTTTTTCCATTGTCTTCTTTAGTGCTCCAATTAGCACATTTACTAACTGAGTTTCCTCTATAGCTAGTGTTGCTTGATTTTTATATGCTTCTTCTGCATTAGTAATTAGTTGCCCGACCTTATTATCTGTTCCATCAGAATTTACAAGCATATCCTGAGCTATAGCTGATAGTCTTTTTTCGCTTTCTCCTATATAATTATAAGTCGCTAATGAGTAATCATTTTTTATAAAATTATATAAATCATCATAATCAATAGAAGAATTTCCATCTAAATAATCTATATTTTCTTTTAATGTTCTATCTGAACTTGTTTTTACCCCATTAGTTGCATATACAACATTCCAAAATCCATTCGTAGAGCCTAATCTTATACCCCCACTCGTGCTTGTAGGATTATAACAAGGCATGAAATAGGTATATTCATTATTTGCATCTCTTGTCAATTTAACCATTCTTGTTGAGTTATCATTTGGTGGCGTATATCCTTGTATCCCAAAATAAAGACTGTTGTTACTTGTAATAAGTCCTGGCGATTGTAAATATTCTGTCGCAGTTACTTTGCCAGGAGTTAATTGAGCATAACTTCCATCATTAGATTCTCCATATACTTGGATTGTTTTAGAACTATAAACACTACCATCTGAATAAATTCTAAATAAATATCCATCAGTTGCACCTTCTTTAGGTGCAGTGAAAAATCTAGCGCCTTTTATAGTTTTACCTGTTAAATCATCGAAAGTTATATTAGATGCATTTAAACTATTGGTTTTTATATATTCTCCGTTTAAATAAACTTTTCCATTTTGTAAATATATACCTTGTACTTGTCCGTTGTTTGTAAGAGCATTAAATATTGCTTGTTGTGTGTTATCAACTTTATTATCTACAAGATTTGCCATACCTTCCCAGGAAGTATCTACATAAGGTGTGGTTTCTGTTGCTGTACCATCACTATAATAGATTATAGATTTAGTCCATATGTAATAGCCTCTTTCCCATTCTGGATAGTTTGTATACCAAGTTGTTGGAGGGTCTATTTTAGATGTACTTTTGCCATATCTGTTACTTACTCTAGTAATAGACACACCTTGGTCGCCTTTACCACCTGGAGTACCTTGCTCACCTTTTGGTCCTGTTATACAAACTGGTTCTGATTCGCTTGTTGTATTATTAGAATATGTAGTTACTGTTTTTTGCCATATATATTTCCCACTTACCCAAGTAGGTTTTGTTGTGGACCAACTACCTCCTAATAACTGAGTAGGTGAAGTAGAAATATAGTAAGATATAGATACTCTCTTCATTGTAATTCCTGTAACTTCTACTACATGAGAATTTACATAGTCATCTATAGTCTTACCTTCTAAGCTAAAGTCTGTTGCATTAATTGTTACATTCCCATTTGAATCTATATAGAAAGTAGTATTTCCTTTTGAATCTATTACTTTTAAATTTTTAGCATTAATATATTGACCGTTAAAATAAAGTTTTCCATCTTGCATATATAACCCTTGTATTGTTCCATTTTTAGTAAGAGCATTAAATACTGCTTCAGAATCTGAACTGCTTAATTTATCGTCAATATTACTATTTATTTTATCATTTATTAAATTGTTTATATTTCCTCTTTTTGTATAATAATTTTCAAAATAATTTTTCAAAGTATCTTGATGCACATTTGTTGTAATTTCAATGTCGTTTATTTTGCAATCTACAGTTAAGTAATTATATAAAGCATTATATGCAGTTTGAAAATCATTGTAAGCTATATTGTACTTTAAGGCATTTGCTGTGATTTCAGCATATTCTTCTGCTATATCATCTAAAATTATTTGTAATTGCCTTTTTTCAGAAGGTATTAATGTACCATCTTCAAGTATTTTATTTATTCTTTCTTTTTGCTCGGATATATCAGTAGTCACATCGTCAATGTAGGAACTGATAGTTTTGCCTTCGAGACTGAATTCTGTTGCTCGGATACTTACATTACCCTCGCTATCTATCAGAAAAGTAATATTTCCGTTTCCATCTGTAACTGTTAGTTGTCTTGCATCTATAAAAGTGCCTTTGAGTTTCCCAGCATTGATTACATCAGCATTAAGTGATCCAATCAAAGCACTTTCTATCGCAGCTTCTTGAAAATATTCTGCAGCATCACTTATTTTGGTAGTTGTTGCACTAACTTCTTCTGAAAAATCCGTAGCATTTCCATAAGTATTAATCGCTCTTACTCTATAGTACCAAGTCTGTGAGCATTCTACCTCATGGAGAAAAGCACTTCCTTTCCCTTCATAAATCAAGTCAAATGCATTAGGGCTAAATCCTTGTTCTTGACTAGCATAAACTTGATAAGAATAATAAGGCTTATTATCAAAAGTCCAACTAAGAGAAACTGTCTTAAATCCGGCTCTATCTATAGTTACAACTGGAACCGCTGGCAATGTATTAGGATAATCTTTTTTATTTGTTTTATCTACAATGTCTTTTACTTCATCTTTTGTTACTGTGTCAGTATTATTTTTATTTATGATTGAGCCTAGTGTTGTCTTTGGATCACCTAATTCTATAGATATATATTTGTCTGCTAATACGTTATAAGTTGTTTTTATAACTCTAGCTTGGTCTCTTATTCCATATTTGCTGTTAGCTATATATACACTATCATCCATGCCTATATATTCTAGTTCAGCTAATCCATCTTCCTTGTATTCTTCCGTTTGGCTAAGCGGTTGAAATTCTATTTTATAAGTCATTTTAGGAAGGTCGCAGCTATTATCGTTGAAATATTTTTCAGCTAGATTTTTTAATTTTTCTTTTGTTGGAGCTTCATCTTCGTCAAATTTGTCTGAAAAATCCATCCATTGACTTTTTACTATATCACCTTCTACATATCTTGGCGATTTTACTCCTGTTTCATCAATATATAGAGTTTTTTCAACTTCATCTTCTGTATAAGTAGCATAAGGTTTTATAATATTGATTATTTCTGAATAATCTTCTTCTAACGTAAAGCCTGTGATGTTCTTCTTATAAGCTATAAGAGTGTTATCATCCTTACCTCTTCTAGTAAGTACGGATATTGTAAAGTTATCTCTAAGAAGCTTAGGACCATTACCGAATGTATCTATAAGAGAACCTCTTGTCCCAGCTATAGCACTCAAACAATCTGTTTTTCTATCCATGCTGTAGTTACCAAGCATCTCTATATTACTTTCTATTGTAAATCTACTGTCAGCATCAGATTTTTGAAGCATATGTTTACCAGCATTTTCACATTTTATATTTTTTTCGTTTACATCTTCATTTAAAGAGTTTTTAGCTAAATCAAATGAAATATGTTTTGCATATACAGTCACTTGGCCATTTAGAGGTTTTGATATTGTATCTATTCTAAAAAGCTGCCCTTTTAAGTTATCCGATGCATCAGCTTTTACAAGGTTGTCTTGTTTTAACGCATAAAAAAAAGAACCATCAGAAGGATATACGAGTGTTAACTCGAAATCTCCGTTTGATTCTTCTTCAACTTGGCAAGATATAGCATCTACCAATAAACCTAATCCGTTGCTTTCATACGTTGTAAAACTGTTATCATAAATTCTTGGTATCACTATATCACCGCCATTCTATAATTTATTATTATTTTAGTAAAACTAGCGCCTGTTCCTATAGTCCAAGTTATATTGTTATTACCTTCTTCTAAAACAGGAAAATCACTATACATTTTCTGATTTGCATTTACTATTTTTCCAAGCGAATTAACAGTAGTTGCATTCATTTTTTCACAATCAAGTTGTATATGTCCTTCTAAGGCTTTTAAAACAACTTCTTGATTATTTATATTGATAGTTATGTCTCCTGTTGCATACACATCAATAACAGGCTTGGTTTTATATTCATCATTTTTTATTACAGTATTTTTAGTAGTTATCTCTACTGTTTTATTACTATTAGAGAATCTATAAGGCTTGCATCTGAATTGTGCCTGGAACAATCCAAAGTTTTCAATTGCTTCTTCTATGTCAACATCAGAATTATAAGTCCCTAATAGATAAAAACCCATGTCCTCACTTAATTGTATCTTTCTATTTGCTCCGTTAAGAAGGAATTTCTTTGCCCTTCTTGCTAATGCTGGAGTAGTTTCAACTTTGCTATTATTATTTACAAGCACACAACCAAGTGTTAATACAAAATCTTCATATCCATTGTCTATTGTTAGTGCTCCGTCTCTTCCTTCTATTTCAACAAACTCTAATTTTTTAGAAGGCGCAGAAAGGATATTACTTTCATACACCTTTATTCCATAATCTGTACTCGGTTTATCGTCTAAATATAAAACTATCGGGTCTTTATATTCTGTAAATTCCATTTCTACACCTCCTTATACTGTTAATACTTTTTTTCTTTTTAGATAGAATGCTAGGTCATTTGCTAGAGTTTCTATATCTATTTTATCATTTATACAAGGATTATTTATATTTATATTTATAGCATTACTTGTATTATTTTGTGTTGTTTGAGTTACAGCACCAATATTACCAGTTAATCCTTTAGCAGTACCTATTAAATCCATTGTAGTTGCATTGTTATTCATAACACCAACTACACTATTAGCTAGATTTTTAGCTTTTCCAAGCAAACTATTTTCCTCTTGATCTATCCCGACACCAATACCTTCTACTATACCAACACCGATTATATCTCGCATAATTTTACTTGGTGAATTAATCTTAAATCCAGCCTTGAATCCTTTTACTACTCCACTGGCAAAATTAGATATTTGAGTTCTAAGCCAACTTCCAGCTCCAGATATACCTCTCCATATACCTTGTACTATTTGTTTACCTATACTTGCCATTTTGCCAGGGATAGAATTAACTCCGTTTATTATTTTATTTTTAAAATCATTAGCTGCTTTTTGACCTTGCGCTCCAAATTGCGATGCAAAGCTAATTGCTTTTGATATACAGCTAGATAAAAATGACCATACTCGCCCTGGCAATGTTGATAATGCACTTCCTACTTTACTTACAAATTGACTTCCAGCTTGTTGTGCTTTCGCAATCATTTGCGATGCCCATTGAGTTGCTTTGCTGTAAGTATTGCTTAGGAAATTCCATACCTTTCCTGGTAATTGTTGAAACCAATTTATAGTATTACTTATAAATCGACTACCAGTTTCTTGCGCTTTTGATAACATATTACTACCCCATTGAGTTACTCTGCTATATGTATCTGTAAGCCATTTACCTATCTTGGAAGGCAATTGAGAGAACCAGTTTCCTATTGAGTTAATCCACATCGGTATATTTGTAGCAAAATAGTTATATGTATTAATTCCCCAGCTAGTTATGGCTCCTAATACAAACCCTAATGCATAGCCTACTTTTCCTGGTAAGCCACTTAACCACGTACCTATTGATGATATCAAATTGCTAATCCAACTTGATGCGCTACTATATACACTATTTGCCCATTGTGTTATAGAATTCCATAACTCTGTAGCTTTTTCTGTTACTGTTATCTTTATTTGTTCCCATAGTTCTGATATTTTACTTTGAATTTGAGGGACTATTTCCATAGCTTTATCTAATAAAAATTGGCCTAATTTACCTATCTCCTCCGCAATTACTTCTAAGATTCCAATAAATAGCTCTCCAATTGCTGCAACTATCTGTGGTAATGCTTGTATTATTGCCTGTCCTAATGCTATTACAAGTTGGATACCAGCTTCAATTATTAGCGGTAAATTCTCTAATATGCATCTAGCAATTTCAATAACTAATTTTACTGCAGCTTCTAATAATGTTGGTAGATTTTCTATCAATGCAACTGCTAAGGTTGTTATAATTTGTGCTGCTGCTTCAATTATTAGCGGTAGATTCTCTAATATGATATTCACTATAGAACTCAGAGTATTTGTTATTATATCAACTATAGCTGGTAGGTTTTGACTTATACCATTTACAAGCGCAGTTATGATGTATACTCCCGCTTCTATTATTTTTGGTAGATTCTCAGCTATAATATTTATTACTGTAGATATAACGTTTACTATAGTTTCGATTAACACTGGTAATGCCTGTGTTATACCTTGCATAATCATTTCAAGTAATTTAAATCCAGCATCTAAAAATAGTGTTACATTGTTACTCCACATTTTTAACCATGCTTGAATTAATTGTCCTGCAGTTTCTATTAATTTTGGAGCTACTTTTAAAACTCCTGCTACTAAGTTTGATATCATTTCGCTTGCTTTTGCCTGTAAAGCTGGTAAACCTTGATTAATTCCTTGTGCAAGGTTACTAGCCATACTTTTACCGTTTTCTAGCCATTGAGGTAGTGATGATTTTACCTTATCTAATCCGCTTTTGAATGTATCCGCGAATTGATCTAAAACTCCTTTTATACCACCTTTTTTATATGCGTTCGGAATAGTTTCTGTAAAATACTTTTCAAGTGTTCCGAATACATCTGCAGCTTTTTCCTTAACCGATTGCCAAGCATTATTTACAGTAGTTCTAAATGTTTCATTAGTCTTATAAAGATGAATAAGTCCAGCGGTTACTGCGGCAATAGGTATGGCAAAAGCAAAAAATGTCGAGGTAGCAGTTCCTATCATTGCCACAACTCCGCCAATCATGGTCCAAGCACCATTGAGGGCAACCAACCAACCACTCCATAATCCTACGCCCATAGAAAGAGGTAATAATAATAATGTCATTGCGGGAGCTAACAATGCAACTACACTAGCTACTTTTGCAATTATTGGATGTGCTTCATTAAATTTTGCAATCCAGTCAGCTATTACTCCAACAACTTTCATCCCTACTTCTAAGACTTGCCCGGCAGTTTCTATTAAAGGCTCGAAAGCTTTTGCTAATTTGTTTTTTGTAGTATCCCATAGTTTTTGTAATCCTTCGTCCGCTTTCATAGCTGCACTAAATAACACTCCATAAGCAGCAATTGCGGCAGCTCCAACAATAGGAATTGCAAGTCCTAAGTTAGCAGTCCCAGTCGTTAAGTTTCTCATTATCAATCCGTATCTTACCATTGAGCCTTGTGCTGCTCTTACTGCAACTTTTTGAGCTGAATATTTTTTTATAACTCCTTCAACTCTACCACCTAATCTTCTATACCCACTTGATAGACGATTTAGCGGTGAAACTCCTAAGTCCATAGCTTCTGATAAAAGCCTAAATTGTCCTGGTGTAGATGGGGGTAATAACATCTCAGGTCTTATTCCATGGTCTTGTAAACCTTGCATACGTTGTGTTAATATTTGAGTTTGGTCTCCCATTAAGCTAGTCATTCTCGCGTTAAGTCTTATACTATTAGCTTGTGTCTGTAGCTGTCTCTCTGTAAGGCCTAATTGTCCTCTCATATAAATCTGTCTAAATGTATTGTCATCTAAACTTAGCGCGAACTCTGTCATTGCATTTCTCGCTTGCATAGCTTCTTGTGAATAGCTTCCGTAGTATCTTCTTGCATTTCTTACTTCACCTCTAAGCCTATACATTTCTTGATATGCTTCTCGTGTCGCTTGCGGTACTTCTCCGCCTAGCTCATATTCTAGTCTTTGCATTTGTCTTTCGAATCTTTGAGCTTCACGAGTTGTTCTACTAAATTCACTTCTAGTTCTAGATGCTGAACTTGTAATATCGTCAAAGGCATTACTTGTACTGCTAGTTACTTGTCTAACACTATCAAAAGCGCTTCTTGCCCTACTAGCTGAATCGCTTGTACTTCGTAATGCATCGCTTACTCCATTTGTAGCTTGTTGTGTATTTCTTAATGTATCACCCATAGAACTAGAACTATTTTCAAACTCTCGTAAACTTTCTCTAGCATCATCTAATGCATTATTCCAGTTTTGTATATCAAGATTTAAATAGCCTGTTGCAGTTCCTAAGTTTGTATCCGGCATTATTTAACCTCCTTTCTTTGTTTTTTCCATGCTTCTGATATAAATGTTTTTTTCTTTCCTGTTTCTTGGTCTATTAGATCTTCACTCCATCGTGGTTTTTTCTTTTCTTCAAGTTGGCATGATATATACATACAAGCTTCATCAAAGCAAAAAGCCACGTACTCATCTTTTATTCTTGCTATTTCACTTGGTAATCTTCTATATTTCTCCGACTGATTGATTATTCTCAATACGTTCTTGCTCTTTACGAAAGCTTTTTAGCCCGTCAATTCCAGCTTGAACATAAGTAAGAATTGTTGTTTTCATTTCTAGTGGTAGCGTTATACCTATTTCTTTTATTTCTTTATAGCTTGGATTTACTAATGTTTCTTCACATAAAAACTCTAATAGCTCTCCTAACTGTTTTAAAGCTGTAACATCTCCTTCTATAGTTGCTTTGTTTACAGTTTCAGTTTTCCCGTTAAATACTTCTGCTGCTTCTTGTAAAAGAGTATTAGGTATTTTACCTTCTGTTATAAAAGCTAGCATATCTGGTCTTTTTAGCTCAGCTATAAGTTCTGTTCCATCTTCAAACTTACCTAAACTTACTATCTGAGTTTGTTTTACTCTTTTTAATTTTTCTAAACTTGTTACTTGTAAATTTTCCATTATCTATTTCCTTTCATAATAAAAACCCCTCTAAAATTATTTAGAGAGGTCTATTTCATCTATAACATTATTTTCTTCTACAATCTTATTTTCTTCTATATCATTTGTTCATTCTGATACTGTATCATTTGGTAAAGCAGTTACTTTTTCTATTGTATAAGGTGCAGTTCCTTTCTCTGGTCTTGATTGAATAGTATATTCATTTGAATAATATTCACCATCTTTAAAACTTAAAGGCACTGATTTTCCTTTACAACTTGGGAATGTCACTTTTGAAAAGTTTCCAGTGTCTCCATCTGTTCCTACTTCTGCAGAATAAACTTCAACATCAAACGATGTTTTTGATGCATTTTGTCCTACTGGTGGCGCTGTATATTTTTTAAAAGTTTTTCCATCTGTATCGTATTCGATAGTACCTCCTTGAATAACTTTAAGAAGCTCAGGACACATTACATTGTCTTTGCAAGTTAAGTCATAACCAAGTACAGTATCTTTAGCTTCTCTATTTGCATATATTTCACCCTTTAGCTTAAGAGTTTGTTCTTCGCCTTCTGAAACCACTTCTTCTGTTGAAATTTCATCAGAAGTTTTGAAACTAAAAATATCAGTTTCAGTTACAACTCTAACCAATGATACATCTGATAGTGGCATTTGATTTATCTTTTTTACTGTAGCTGCCATATTTATCTACCTCCTTCTCTATATACATATCTGAAATACGAAAGTTTTGTATAATATGCTTTCATATCATTATCAATTTCTATTGCATACTTATCATAATTTTTTCTTAGTTTGCCGAATTTTTTTATTGTATTTTCAACTTGTTTTATATAATCCTCAACCTTTGAGTATTCATTAAAAGGATAAAATACCCATAACTCTATGCTTTCTTTTTTTAGATTCTTACTACTTGAAGTATCTTCTGTTCCAGCTTCATAAATCAATACAAATGGGTCTGTGCAAATTTTATCCTGTTGTCCAAGTGAGTACACTTTTAATCCGCCAGTTCTAAGAAATCTATATAAATCCTGAAACATTAACCTCACCTACCTTAGAAGTATACTTAGTCCAGACATAACCTGTGGACCTATTTCATTTATTGTTGGCATTATAATTGGATAAGGTCTTGTACCAGGGTGATTGACTTTTTTAACAGGATGACTAGCTCCTTGCCAATACAACCAAGGATTCCCTGTTATAACATGTGGTGATGTTCCTTTTTCTAGATATATCCCATAATTAACTCCGTGTGATAATGCAATACTTAATACATTCTCGTTTTTCCATTCCCATGATGCATTAAGTCTATTTCTAGCATCATGTGTCCTATCTGTCCAAGGTTTATTTACTCTTGCGTGATTTTGAAGTTTTGTAGCTGAGCTATTAGCATATATTTCAAGCGCTGCTTTTGTTCTATTTCTTTTTTGTTCTAACATATCCATTAACTCGTCAATATTCATGCTAAAATTACTCATCGTAGCTCACCTCTTGTAATCTCATATCCGCATAAATATCCATTTTATTTACATTTCCAATATCTTTAATTTGATATTTATAGCCATTTATATATATATAGTCATCTTTCTGTATAAGCTTCGCAGTCTCATCGTATACAACTAAAAAATATATACTTTTTTCTTTTATTACCTCTGCTTTATTTTGCAATGTTATACTTTGGCCATACTGATTATTTGATTCATGATATAAGCCTTCTATTTCACATACTAATTCAAGTAAGTCTGACTTTTCTCCAAAATCATTTGTGTAAGCTCGCTTAACCACTCCTAAAGAAGGGAGCTTTTTTATTGCTTTTTCAACTTTCGATTTGATTTTTTCTTTATTTATCATAAGATCTTACTTCCATTCGGTCTGTATTTTTTAGCAAGCCTTAACCAGTATTCTTTATTGTTCGGCAAGCTTAATCCCCCTGGTAAGGCAATACTATCATCTTCTGCTTTGGCTAGAAGGCATTCATAAGCAGTTTTATTTATGTCATAGTTATTTTTTTCTGCGTAAAATTGGAGTTGTTCATCGCTAAAAAAGGGAGAATCACTCTCCCTTAAAATTAGCTTTAGCATTTCTAAATCATCCATCTAAATCACGTCCTATTATTTTTTAAATTTAGCAAGTACTATTTTAGCATCGTTAGTTTTAGCTACTCCATAGTATTTAGCAGTTGTTAAATCATGTATTTGTTTTTTAGGGAACCATTCATGATCTAAAGAAGTATCTTTTTTAAGGAAGATTGTTATTGCTGGTAATTCATCTTCTGTATATTCTGTTTCAGGACTATCTGGCTCCATTTTTAATATTGGATTTAAATAATATTGGTTAGCTGCTGCCACTGCATTAACTTTATCGCCTACTTTTAAAGTAGAACCATCTAAAGTTTTCTTTTTATATTCCGCTAAGTTACTTGATGATATTTCAACTGTACCGCTATCATTTTTTTCTGCTTGAACTAACATAACTTTTTTAGATTTTTTAACCCAGCAACCAGCTATTTTACCTATAGCTCCGTTTACTGCTACTCCAGCAGTGAATTTATCAGCTGATAAGAAGTTAGAATCCTTTAGCAATGTTGCTTCTTGTTTTGGATGTATAAACATAACCTTTTCTATTCCATCTTCTTCATCTTCGAATTGTGTTACTGCATCAACTATACCACTGTAAGATATTACAGCTAATGTACCTCCAGCTACTCTATTAGTTCCAGTATAAGCAGCATCTAATACATCATTATCAACTTTTTGTGCTATAGATTTTGCTAATTGTGTTTCAGCTTGTGCTACTGGATTACCTAATCCACTATTAATAGATTCTTGAGTTATAGATACAGCTTTCATAGCTTTTTTTATTGTAAAAGTAGTTGACCCAGCTTTTAATCCTACTGTTCCGACTTCTTCACCTTCAGCTACATCTTCTGCATCTCCTATGTATTCCCAACTTGGTGTTGTCTTTGTATCCCCTGGAACACCTTGTAATGTTGTATCAACTTTTGCATACGGTGTTATTTTACAAAGTGCTTCTACTTTTGCACCTATCATTGGACCCATAACCTCTGGGTTTATAATATCTGCTAATTTTGTTGTTGCCATATATCCATCATCTCCTATTCATTCATTAATCTGTTGAATTCTTCTTTATTGTTGTTGTAAAATTCAACTCGTTTACTGTAAGGCATTTTCATTAAATCTGCCTTTGTTACTGCTCCAGAACCACCACCAACTCTTGGATGATTACCTGCTCCACCAGTATTACCTGGGGCTGGATTTGATGTATCAAATAAATATCCATCACTTTCTTTTAATGCATTTAATTGACCTTCTAAGCCTTCTAATTTACCTTCATTAAACTTAATATTATCTAAATCAAGCAAAGCTTTTAGAGCCTTAGCATTCTTGCATTTGTTATCTTTTAATGCACTATCTAATGCATAGTTAAAATCCTTTTGAGCTGATTCTTTTTTTAGATTTTCTATTGTAGTTTCATGGTCTTGTATTGTTTGTTGCAATGCTTCATTGTCTTTATTATTTTTCTTCAACTCTGTTATAGTTGTATTTGCAGCTTTTATTTGTTCATCTAAATCAGCCTTTTGCCCTTTTAACTTTGTATATCTTTCGTCTGCATTTTCTAAAGATGTAGTATATATTTTTTCTTCTTTCATCTTTGCAGTAATGTTATTTATTTGTTCATCTGTTAAGCTTTGTGCTTTTAATAATTCTTTAAATTCCATATTTCCTCCTATATTTACACTTTTTACAAGTCCGTTTCTTGAATATAGTTTTTAGTTTATTCTTTTACGTCTGTAAACTAAAAAAAGACATAAAAATAAGCCCTTTCGGACTTTTATTGTCTTGTTAATTTATATATTTCAAGATACATAACAAAGAAGCTAATTAGCTTCTTTGTTTTTCTTCTTTAAATTTTATAAATTGTTTTGTATTTGTTTTTTGATTTTTATATCTATTATGAAATTCATTATGACAAGATTGACAAAGTGTAATTCCGTTATTTAAATCAAGTCTTAATTCTTCATTCGTGTCATAACTTTCTAAGTGATGAGCTACCATTCTTCTATTGTTTTCGCCACAAATTTGACATGTATAATTATCTCTTTCTCTTACTTCTTTGCTCCACTTTTTATAACCGAAAATACCTCTTGTTTCTACTCTATGTTCTTCTGTCAATTTTTCTTTATACATACCATTATTTTTACCACTATTAGCTTTTGATATTTTCATTTTATATTCTCGTGTCTGCATTGTCTTTCTTTGCTTTTCTCTAGATTTATCAGAGCAGATACCGTATTTACTTCTTTCTGATAAATCACTTAAATATTTTTCTTTTTCATCCTCGCTTATTGTATTCCACCAATTATTATACGCTTCACTATGACTTCTCGTAGGTATTTCTAATTTTTTAAATATTCTTGATAGATTTCCTTTGTCAAATCCTATTTCTTCACTTATGCATTTAATACTTTTTTTCTCTTTATGATATCTAAGTATTAAAAAATCTCTAAAATCCATATTATAGTTATTTTCTACTTCGATTATTTTTTTAGATTTTTTCATAATAAATATACACCTCCGTTATTTATACTTATATTATAACACAACTTCCAACTAGATGTATTATTTATTATTGAAATTCTAACATTTATTTTTTAACATTCCACATTTCAAACCATTTATCTAATTTAGGATTTGAAGATCCATAAGCCCAATCTTTTAATTCTTTTGCTATATCTTCTAAATTTTCCTCTATGACTGGTAATAAGGTGCATCGTCCTAATGGTCACGGATGGTCGAGTGGAATATCCTCGACCTTAAACCTCTTTCCGTTTCGTTCTTTACATAAATCGCATACATTATCGTCTGTTCCGCTTAGCCATTCAACTTTTTCTACAAATGGATTATGCTTAGCACTTTGCCTTGTTGCTTCTTGGTATGCATGATTTATATATGTATTTGCTAATCTATATGAATTAAATTCAACCTTGTTTTTACTCTTAGGATGAATAGTAAACTTTTCGTATTCCTTTAAATAATCTGGATTACAATAAACCTCTAAGTCTTTAGCTATATCTTTACTGTTTTTACCAGTAATAAAACCATCTGTAAGTATATCGTTTATTGTCTTTATAGTCTTGTTGTGATTGCTCCAAAGTCTGTCAGAAAGTTTTATGTTATCTCCATACATTTTGCCTGTAATAACATTGTCTAAAACTTGCTTATTCACTTTGCTAAACATATCTTCAAAGCTACTAGATAGAGGTTTACATAAATCACTGTAAAACTCTACTTGGCTTTGTGTATAGCCTTCTACGGTGCTTATAATAGCCTTTTCTATATCTTTATTAAGTCTTTTATTAAGCTTCTTATATTCCTTTTCTAGATATTTAGCAGTTTGTCTTAGATAGTCATATGTCATAGTATCTGGATTAACTAGAGCTAATCTTTTAATTAGATTATTTGCTACTCTTTTATATGCTTTTTTTATTTCTCTAGTCATTAATTTTTCTGTTTTGTTCTTTTGTCTGAAAAAATTATTCAACTGGATCACTCATTCCCGATACATAACTTTCTTCTAGCATTTCTCTTTCAAGTGCTATTTGTCTTATTTCAGCATCGGCCACATCATCTGTAACACCTTGCCATTTCTTGATGAATGTTTTTCTAGACATAGCCTGTGCATTTACTTGTTGCAAGTCTAATGTCTTTTCTTCGTCTTCATCTTCCTGTAAAGGATAGTTATTTTCTACTGTAACAGTGTAATTAAGCTGCGGTAATTTTTCTATTTGATATACTTCTGTAATTTCAAGTATTGCTCTTATTAACCACTCCAAAGCTGGTCGCCATGCCATCATCTTCTCTTCACATCTAGTAATAAGTTGCCAATACAGTGCCTTCATAGTTTTGCCTGATGTCATCATGCCTTTTAGCTCGTCATTTGATAACATTGGAATATTTAACATCTCGTACATATCTGACTTGATACGTTTTAGAGAGTTTTCTATTTTATCTCCATATCCAAAGTCTGTTGGTATTGTACCTAGTGTAGCTTGTTTACCTTCTGCTGTAGGGTCTGTTGGTACGTCCCAAAATGCTCCAGGCTTTAGTTGAAATTTTTCAGATGCTTCTGGGTCTATGTCGACACCATAAATAATCCTATCCATACCTTTTCTAAGTGTGTCTACATCTTCTGAGGATAGTCTGTTGTATTGAATTTGATTATCTAAAAGCTCTTTTACATCGCTCTCTCCAAATGGGTCGCCACTTAGTCCGTCATTGATGATTACATAGCAAGGAATACCGCTTAATTGCAAGTCTACATCTACATTTATAGGTTCTATTAATATCCCATTACCATTGTAGATACCTTCATTTAATATGCATCTTCCATCTACCATTTCATACTTTTGCTTCCAAATACGTTGTTTATCTTTTTCAACTTCCTTATTTGTCTGATAGAAGAATATTATCTTTTTAAGTTCGTTAGGATTTTCCTCGTCACTCTCGTAGATAAATTCCAAGCTAGGTAAAAACATTATCCTAATCTCTTTTGTATCTTGGTTAGCATATAATTTAATAGCAGCTCTTTTACCGATAAAGCAGTCTCTAGCACCTTTTACAAGTTTTTCTGAGAATAGATTATCTTTTAATATTTTATTTAAATAAAGATTTATTTGTTCAGCTTTATCTTTATCAGCATCGGTATCATTCTTAGACTTAACATATAGCTCTGGAGTCTTGCCGAATAAAAATCTAGATTCTTCTTTTATAAGCTTCTTAATCAGATTTGTTCTTTTTTCTGTTTGTGTATAGTCTTTTTCTTCTGACTTGTCTATAAAGTTTTCTCGACCTTCGTATATGTCATACAGTCTTAGTATATCGTTCATTTCTTGTAATACTGCCGAGCCATACAATCCAGTAAGTTCAGCAGTAACAAACTCTTGATAACTATTAAGCATCTTGTAACCCCCTTTCTATCTACTGTGATAATGTCTTTTATAATCTGCAACCTCATAACCATCTAATGCATACCAAATAGCACTCAAAGTATGAGGGTCTATATTAAATTCATCATATATATTCTCGCCTTTTTCATTTTGCTTATATGTTAGATCCTTCAATTCCTTTTTTACATTAACACATTTAGTTGAGCAATATATATGCTTAAATCTTTTTACTTTTTTAGTATTTTGAAGCCTAGAGCCTTGATATTTCTTAGCTCCAACCATTTTAAAACCTTCTTGCTGATAAAATCTAATTGTCTTGGGTTCCTATTTCATTCACATAAGGTCGTTAATCTTATGCAGTTCTCTTATGAACTTCTTATGCTCTCACATAAGTCTAGACTATATCTTCAATAAAAAAGACCTCTCAGTCTTAATTATTGCCTGGCTTTTCCACTCACTTGAGTGTACCCTACTTTCTTATTCTATCTATTTAAGATAAAATGATTTCGCTAGTCGTTGAACTTTATTTATTAAGTATAAATTTATCTAATTCTTTACTTAAATAAATCTTAGCTGCTGATTGCCCATTGTAGCATCTTTAGAATTTTTACTCTTTGGTATCTAAAGCTTTAGGGGTTTCCAGCAATTAACCAGGTTAAGTGCCTAACCATTAAGCACTATCTGCTCTTATTAACTCTTTATTTACTCTAAATTCATCTATTTCTTTAGCAGTCTTATCATCTGTCATATGATTTTTATAATATTCCCAGTAAATATACAAATCTTTATTCACATCATCTATAGCAATTCTAACTAATGCATTGTATGAAGTTTCAAATCCAAAGTCCATACCAGCTCTATAAAATCTAGAAGGTATAGAACCTACTTTGGCCATAACTAAATCGTGGTCCATCATTTCAAATTGCGGTAATACTTTAGTACCATTTATACCAAATCTACCTTGTCTAGCTACTCTATATAAATCTGGGTCGTATTCTTTCATGTTATCAAGCTCTTTTATATAGTCCTGAGGTAGAAAATAATTGTCATCGCAAATGGAATGATGATAGTATGTATTATTTGTCTTGATAATTCTTTCAATATAAAGTTTTTCATCATCAAGTATTTTCTTATTATTTTCTTCATCAATAAAAAAATGCTTATAAGTCCAGTTAGCCTTTTCTATAGGGTTTTCACTAAGTATAATGTGATTACTGAGTGTAGGATGTCTTAAACGTCCTAAAAGTTCTTTAAAGCCCTCATATTTAACCTCGGAACATTCTTCAACCCATATAATAGATACACCATTGATGGATTTTAATTTAGCCGGTTTATCCATACCTTTAAAAATTATCTTGCTTCCATTAGGATATGTTACTTGCATTGGCGATGTCTTAAATTTAAGCATATCGTATATCCCCATATCTACTGCTACATCTTGTAAAAGTGAAAAGCAGCTATCTCGTATAGTGTCATATACTTCCCTTACAACTAATGCTAATCTCTTTTCTTGTAATAATTTTAGATGCAGCTTTTGGACCACATGATAACTTTTAGAGCTACCATAACCACCAACAAGAAAATAAAATTTATAATTCCAATCTAAAACAAAATCTTCAAAGTGATCATTGCAAGTTATATTAATTTCCATTTTTTTCACTTGCCTTATTGATTGTTATTGTTAGGTTTTTATCCTCAGCATCTTTCTTGTCATATATTCCTAGATGTTTACCGAGTAAATCTAATGCTTTTAGCTTGTCGCATAGTTTTATTTCCCTTTCTGTTATTTCTCCATCTTCTGTTGGTATGTTTTTTATTTTTACACTTGCTATAGCTGCTAAATCTTCTTCTTTTGCATCTGATTTTACAGTAGCTTGATTTAAATTTATTACATCTCCTGGATTAACAAATGCTATCTTTGCTAATTCCCTTAAAACTCTATCTTGATTAATACCTGTCCTTCGACTTCTTTCCGCTATAGCTTTGTCTATTTCAGCTTTTACGTTAGGTTTCGTTAAGTTTTCACAACCAATTTCTTTTGCTGATTCCGTGCTATATCCAGCCCTAATAGCCGCTTGAGTGGCATTAAGGTCTATTAAGTATTCTTCTACAAACTTCTTTTGTTTAGCTGTCAATTTCGCCATTAATACCACTCCTTTCTAATTCTAATAATTTATCTCTATACGTGCCATTTCTATCTAACTGGTCTAATAAATCTTGTCTAATTTTATTATATTTTTCACTATTTTTTAAGTCTTTGTTATTAACCATTTTCTTGCAAGTATTCCTTCATTTCTTCATCTGTAAATCTTGAGCCGTTCCAGTATAACATTCCGTATCTAATATTTATAATTGGAATAAAACATAAAATTAAACAAAGTAAGCTATCTTCGTTGAATACTGCCCTTAATCCTTGCTTTCTATAATATCTGTCTAATCTCCTATAGTTCAGTACAAATGCTATTATCGCAACCATAACAGTTGATATATATAGTTTTATAATAATGTTAACTATCATAATATCACCCCATTAATAATTTAGTATTAGTTTGTTGTATAAAATCTTTTATTCTGTTATAATCCCAGCCACAATCTACTAATCCACTTACTAAGCATTCCATAGATTGTACAGCTTTTAATTCTTCTGAGCTAAAATAATCTCTAGGATTAGCTTTCTTGTCTATTCCATATTCTTCTCTTAGCTGTTTAGCATTTTTACCGAATATAACTTTATAAATGCAATTTGTATATGTAGAATAAGCATGACCATGCATTCTCTCATTTTCGTTTGATTGTTGGATTGATTTAGTTAGTGCTTGTCGTACTGCTATGCCTTTTTGTCTTTCTACTAATTTTTCTTTTAGTTGTTTTTCCATAGCATTAAATTGTTTTATGTAAGCTTCTTTAAATTGCATAGCCTTTTTACCTGTATATCCCATAACCAATAATGTAAATCCATCCCTTGTCATGTAATACATAGGTTGCTTTTTATTTTGACTATTTCTATAAGAGGACTCTCCAAAATTGGATAGTCTAAATTCTTCACTACATTCTAATTCTTTTATATCTCTTAAAACATGGTAGTGTTCTTTTTCGAAAGTTTCAGCTACATCTAAACTACTTACAACAGTTACTTCTTCTTTATTTAATTTTTGTACTTCTACTAACATTAACATCAATCCTTTCATCGTTGATTTTTATTCTTTTCTAATAAATCTCTTAACTGATTTCTATATCTATTATCATTTGTTAATCTAATAAGACTTTGTATATCTCTTTTACTTAGCTTATCGTCTATCTCTCTTTTTATAGCCATAATAACCAGTATCTTAGCTTTATAAAAATTACTTACATGAGTATGGCCGTTTTCAAATTTCTTGTTTGTATTATGTACAACAAATCCGTCACTACATCTATAAATTGAATACTCTTTTCTTTGAAATATTTTTCTACTCATTTAGATCAACTCTTTCTTTGCACAACAAAAGGAGCCCATGAAGGGCTCTTTTTCAAATTGAGTATGAGATTAAAATATGTTTCTGTTGTTGTATGATAGTAATTACAATTAGCAAGCTACAGGATTCGAACCTGTATCACATGGGGGAGTGATTTCCATTACTTGCACGTTGCTGAGGTTTTACCCCCAGCCATTTCCTGTCATAACTAAGCTGTTAATTATATACTTAATACTTAGGGAGGACACAAGTCTGTGCCAAGAAAAAACCAATGTTTTAAAAAAACTGTAGCAATTATACTAGTCAAATAGGTTACCAGGCTATCTGACATTCAATAAGAGTTCGTAAAAAAAACAACCTTTATATTTTCCTATAATACAAATATACTATAGTTTTCTGTCTAAAAAAGGAACTTTTACGGAAATTATGAGGTAACTTTACGGAACTTTTACGGAAATCATATAAGTGATTTTATTTTGTTTATTATATCGTTTCTCATAATTCTACATTTTTTATCTGAGTAACCTATTTCTTCCCCTACATCTAACCAGCTTGGTGCTTTTTTTCTGTTTGAAAAATATCTAAAGCTAACAAGTCTTTTCTCTTCTTCTTTTAGCAGCTCTAGTGCATTTTCTATTTTTCTAATTTGTCTCTCTTTTTTATGTATCTTATTTTCTATTTCTATTATCTGTCTCTCTTTTGCAAGTACTTCATTTTCAACTGTATTGCTTATGTTATTTGTTTGTCCTGTTCTTTCGTCAGCATAGCTAATAGCTTTGCATCCCTTGTAATCTATCTCTAAATATTCTAAATCTATTTTTAGACTGTTTAACTCTATTTTCATAGAATTATAATTATACAACTTCCCTTCTGCATCTGAAAATGTTTTATCTTTTTCTATTGTTTTACTAGCCATGCTCCCACACTCCTGTTATAATATTATTAAGGAATTTGTCGGAATGTGAAAGCATTCCTTTTTTTATGTCAATTATTTGTATCTTACATGCATAATCTACTTACTATCCATGCACCAATAACCACTATGATTATTGCATCTGCTATTACTCTATTCATATTCTTCTATCTCCCAATCTTCTGGACTATTATGGTATAACGGACATATATCAAGACTAGGCAGTAATTCCAATACTATGCATTGTCCATCTTCGCATTCATCATATCTACTACATTCTTTTTTTATTGTTAGTAATGCTTTTTTTATCGATTCTTTTCTGTCTTCCATTATTTCCCCTCCAGTAGTTCTTTATTTTCGTATATATTCCCTATAATTTTATTTTCCTCCTATCAAATGAATTGTATTGTTTTGCTTATGATGATCATATATAGTAACATCTTTTCTTTTTATTTCTATAACCATGTTATATGTGTATCTATATTGTATTGAGGATAACTCAAATTTGATTATCTCTAATTTTTTAGCTTCAATTTGTCTTTTCATAAATTCAATATCTATATCTTTTATTTTTACTCCTGGTACATATATTGGTAATA